GTATCCATTGCATCCACACCCGCTGGTGCGCCTTCCTGCGGTCCTGCAGGGGCTTGGAAGCCCTTCATAATCTCTGCTTGCAATGCAGCTTCGTCCATATTGTTGGTTACTTTGTCGGGGTCTAAGTCCATAGACTTTGCAATCTCACGAATTACATATTGGAACTTAGCAAAAGGTGCAAGTGCTGGGCTGCTTGCAATCTGCAAGAATTGCATCAACCGTTGGCTACGTACTTCATTAGCCATCAGGCTTTCAGTACCACGAGCCTTAACTTCTAAGTCGCCTTTGATTTCTGGATCAAAGTCAAACTGCATGTTAAAACGAAACAGCCCTTCGCCTAACGGACGAAGAAGATAGTCGTCTACGTTTTTAATAACAGTTTTTGTGCCGCCTTGTGCAGCACCCATAAGCATAGAGATACCACTAGCTGTACGGCCTACACCAGAAACACCAGTCTGTCCATGCGCAAATGATGGGAAGCCTGTGCTTTCATCTGCTAGCACACGAGCCTTGTCAAATAGCATCATATTCTCTTGTGACACGTTTGGAAATTTAGTGCCAAAGATAGCTTGACCCGGTGCGCCACCTTGTCTGCGGAAAATCTTACCGGGATACAAAGACAAGTCCTGACCCGGTACTAGATTGGTTTCGTCTACTTCTACAATTAGATTGCCAGACAATACGGCGTTATCAACAGCCATACGCATAAAGCCATTCATTAGTGTCTGCGTATCGTCCATGTTTTCAGCAATACCTACGCCAAAGAATGAGTAGGGGTTCAACTCGTATGGCGCAGCACAGTATGGAATTTTAGCTGGCTTGAATGGGTTAAGAACCATACGCAGCAATCTACCGTTACATATCCAAACGTTAGCCTGCAGTTCGTCAAACTCTTTAAGTTCTTTTGGAATACTGATATTTTGCTCTTCTAGTAACGTAGTATCGACCATGCCCCAGTATTCAAGCACCTCAAACCGATCTACGCCATGCTCTGGTGCATAATCAGACAGATCGTCTTCCCAGTATTTCTTTTCGTAGTTTTCACCCATCTGGATGACTTCATCAATAACGCCGCCTCTAAAGTAAGGTCTACGCTTTAAATTACGTAATTGCGTACGGGACATCTTGTGACGCTCAATTACATATTGGGCTTCGTCCATATTATTGGCATCTGGGTCTGCATAGAAGTTCCATACAGATACATGATTTACCTGTGGGATTGTTTTAAACAACGGATCATAGTTACCGTCTTCATCCCAATTAGGATATTCTTTGTCTACTGCAAACGGACCTTTCATTACGCCCGTACCAAACAAAGCCATCTCAAATGCTGCGCTACGTAGATGTTTGGTTGCCCCAGACTCTTCAAGTTGGTCATGGATTTTTTTCTGCATCTTTTTAGCAGCAATCATAGCTGGGCTAAATGAAATTGCTGTAGGTGTTTTGCCCGGACCTTCTTTCAGTTTATCCTGAATAGGTTCCAGTTTATTCTGCATAACACCTAGTTTTTCCTGTAGTGTCTTAGCAGTAGCACCCGGTGGTAGGTCCTTACCATCGCCAGCAAAACCATAAGGGCTAACATTTGGATCAGACTGTAACTGCTCTGGTTCTTGTGGATCAAAGCTAACGTCTGCGACTACGCCTTCTGGTAATTCAGTAGGCTCAATAGAAAGAGGAAAACGCTGGTTAGCAAATAGCACATCAACGATCTGCCCATAAGCTGCCAGCGTTTTAGTTTTTGTGACTTTAATAAAGACACGAGATTTTTCTGCTTCGGTAAATTGAACATCAGGACCATACAAACCGCGATAATTGCGGTAGGCACGAAGCCAGCGTTCTTCGTCCTGATACCTATAGTCTTCGGAACGGTTATAACGCTCCATAATAAATGGAATGATGCTACTTACGTCTACATCAGAAATAGATGTATCTTCACTGTCTTCTAGTGCGATAGCATCATCTTCAATCATAATTTCATCATCAGCCATATTATTTTTCCTTAATATCCAAATGTACTGTCTGCTACACGCATACCAGATGCTGGTTTTCCTGCCGGATCATAGTCCCAAATACTAAACCTTGGTCTTGACATTATACCATATCTCAACGCATCATACAAGTGATCTTCCGAATTAGTGTCAATGTCTTCGGGATTCTTTTTGTCCAGCGGTATGGCGGGAAGTTGGGCCGTGAGGTTTGTGCAAGTATTAAAGAAAACAAGTCTAGGTTCCTCTGTAAATTCATCTATCTGTAAACGTCTATGTATTTCATTCTTGCCGGATACACGACTACCTCTGCTTCTATCTGACGGCCTCCAACGACACCCCTTACTAATCATTTGTTCAGCAAGAGATGGACCAGTATCGCCACGCTTATGCCAAAGAGAACTGTCCAATACACCGTACTTAATAGTTCCATCTCCAGCCTCTAAGTCAAGTATCATATCTGCCAAGTCTGTGGCAAGGACTTTAGAAACGTAGAGTTCTCGATATACGATAAGTTGCTCATTAGGCGCAACGGCAAACCAAACAACACCACTATAGCTACCGTACCCATAATCGCAGGCACGAAATTTGACCCAGTTATGAGGAATATCGAAAGGCTCAATAACATGAACATTCCGGTCAAACTCAGTAAAGGCAGCCCCTTCCTTAATGTCCCAATCGCCGTCAAGTAGCTGTCTACGCTGCTGCTCTGGCATGGAAAGAAGCATGGCTTCGTAATCACCTGATTCCGCAAGGTATGGATTATCAGAAAGTCTTGCTGGTATAAATCTTCTTTTGAATAAAGCCTTTCCAGCTTTGCTATGTCCTGCTGGGTATCGGAGTACTTCTCCTGTTTCACTATCTGTTGCATCAAACGCTCTGTTATAAGGGGCTGGATCAATAAACATTTTCTTGACCCAATGATGACCTCTGCCGCCGGGGTTGGTCGTAGCCCTCATAAAAATAGGCAAGTCAGGCGCAGTGGACCTAAGACGACTTCGCATGTAATTCCATGCATATGGTGTGGCCCATTGTGTCAGTTCGTCAAAGCCTATCCAGCTAAATGCCAGACCCTGATAACGCAAGACATCATCATCTCTGTCGAGATACGACATCCACAATCTTGCACCAGATGGCGCAGTCCACTGCATCTTTCTCTCTGACCATTTTATCCCCGGCCAGATTTTAGGGTAAAGTTCTTGTGATTTAAATACAAGTTCTCTTAATTCTTCTGTTGTATGACGGAGTAGCAATCCGCTAAATCCCGGATGCCCCATATACCGTAAGGGGTCTGCCAACATAGCGTATGATTTACCGCCACCTGCAGAGCCACCATATAGTACTTCACGTTCTGCTGCCGCTAGGAAATCCGTCTGTGGGCCGGGGTTAGGCTTAAACAATACGTTAGCATGTTCTTCAATCGCGCTGCTATCATATTCACGAGACACAAACTCCTGTATCTCAACCGTTGGCTTTTCTTGCACCTGTTCTTTGGCTGTGGATTTCTTCCGCTTTGGCGATTGCCTTTTCCGCATACTCTGCCCACTTGCGGAGGCTTGCAGCTTGGTTCTTACGCTGTCGTTCATTAGCTAACCGTTTCCTTAAACCTACATGCGAGATGTATCTGCCAGTCTGCGTACTCAACCAATTGGCTACCTCACGATAGCTGTACTGATTTACGTGCGATCTAGCCTTCTCTAACAAGTCCAATTCAATTTGGATAGGTTGAAGAATGTCGGGGTCTTCATCATCCTGTTCATATCCGAATGGTACTGTACGTGCAATACGTGGAATAGGCACCCATTCATTTTCTTCTTTAATGTCTGTCGGCTGTGGAAGTTTCCATTTGCCTATGCTTCTAGTCATCGTCTTCTACAATAACAGCTTTCGGTGGCATAAGCATAACGCCGCCACTTGCTTCTACCTGCATCTTTTCTGTCTTAACCAGACCTACACGATCAAGCAATTCTTTAGCTGCAGACATCTTATCACGAATACCAAGTTCAGTTGGGTCGTACAGCGCACCTGTCATCGCCATCGCCGCTTTCGGCGCATTACGTGCCATGTACATTTGAGTCGCCTCAAGTATCTCTTCTTTAATACCTTTAACAATTTCATTAGTGCTAGAAGTGTCAGCATAGCCTGCCAGTTTCTTGGCAGCAACCATGTCACCACCAGCTTCATCAAACAAGACATCCAGAAACTTCTGTTGCCGTTCTGTTAGTTGTCTAGCCATTGTTTCTCTTCTTCATTGTAGGGCCACATATTATTTACCTTTATTCTG